TATCAGAGGGTTATTCTTGAAATGACTGATGAAGAATATGCTATTTACTATAAAATTGAAGCAGGTGTCGCAAATGAATTCGTAGAGCATCCTACACGCAATCCTCTGACAATTATGATTCGTCTGAGACAGTATTTAACACACTTGAAGATTAAGCACGTATTAGAATTAATTGACAGTATTCTTGAAACAGGAGAAAAGTTTGTTATTGTTGATTTTTTTAAAGAAAGTCTTTACGAGTTAAAAGCAAAACTTGGTGATATTGTGGCATTACACACTGGTGACCAAAGTGTTGAAGAGCGTGCGGAAATCGTAAAAACATTTCAAGACATTAATAGCCTTGTTAAGGGATTTTTAGGTTCAATACAGACCTGTAATTATGGTCTAACCCTAACTGCTGCAAGTAAATTATTTATTATGACACTTCCGTATTCTGTTGGTGATTATGACCAAGTATCAGATAGGTTGCATAGAATAGGACAGAAATCTGCAGTAAATATTTACGTATTAATATTTCCCGATACTATTGATGATTATATTTATTCATCTATTGAAAGCAAAAGAACGGAAATTGTAAAAGTCATAGACAATGAAGACTATAAATCTAATGTCAGTGAATCAGTATTAAGCGAAGTGATTGCTATAATTAAGCAAAAGCATGGGAAGCTACTATGAGTGGGGTCGAAATCCTGTAAGAGATAGTCTGTTACAAATGATTGAAATTGGCGTTGATATATCTGATAAACAATATAAAAAAGAATTGAATCAAATATTTGTGTATATTCTCGAAAATCACTTGAAGAATCACGAAGATTTAGTATATTTAGATTTTAAAATTAAAAAAATTGATAAATACTATAAATTAATTGGTAATAACATAGTTTCAGCATTATGGCTTTCAGGTATTTTGCCACGCAATCCAACACTGGTGTTCGATAAAAATGAATGTTGCGTTGGTAACATTACATACACCTTTGATAAGAAGAAAAAGATTTTAATTGGTACAGTAAACAAATGAATAAGTGTGTTGCAGTATTATTTTCGGGTGGGTTGGATTCCACCTATCTGGTTTGGAAAAATCTCACAGAAGGTAATAAAGTTCAACCAGTTTATGTTGAAATAGAAAACAATAAGACAAAAACAATTTTGGAAAAGAATCGCACAGGTTTGTTGGTTGAAGAATTTCGTAAAGAATTTCCAGGCAAAATTCGTAATGTCAAAATCATATTAAAAGTCAATGTTGATGCCGTTGAAGACAGTTTGTATTTTAAACAAGTACCTGTTTGGATTCTCGCAATAGTGTTTGCACAGGACCTAAACGTTGATGAAATTCAGATTGGCTATGTTGCAAATGATGATGCAATCGGTTATTTACAGGACATTCAGAACGTCTATAAGTCATATGAACCTCTCATGAGGTATCTTAAGCCTCTTGTATTTCCACTTTCAAAGAAATCCAAGCATGATATGGCACGTGAACTACCTGAGAATTATCGGAAGTTCATTATTAGTTGTGAATATGCTAAAATTATTGGTTCGGAAGATGCTGAATTTATAGAATACGAACCATGCTGTGATTGTGTACCTTGTAGCCATGCAATACAAGATAATTATTATGGATTAGGATTTTTTAAATTTCCTGATAATTATAAAAATAATCTTTTGAAGGTTCGTGCACGTGCTGTAAAAGACATGGGATATGATGTAATAGATAAACAAGGTAGAAAATACGATTATTATAATGGCTTTGAAGGTACTCCGACTGTCGATGAACCAATGTTGAAGTCAGTAACCCCATATCAACTTGAACTGAAATTTCCTTCGGAATTTAAGTTTACTTCTCAGGGAATTTCACACAAAGAAATAGATAATACGATAGAATTAAATGTAATGCCAAGTAGTGGATGTGCAGAATTAAAACTTGACATGACTATCACACCATCAGGTGTACAATTTAAAGATTTTCAAGAATAAGAAAAAACAGAAAAATGAAGATAGATAAAACAAAAGTTTTAACGGAAATTAAAAAATTTCTTGACGGATATAACAATGATTTAAAGTATTTGGTTCATGTTGAAATCGACCCCGAAGTTAATACAGCAGAATGCGTTATTCATGAACCGGGAAAAGACCCAGAAATTCGTAAAATACAATACACGCCTTTCATGTATATGAAGGATTTGTCGCTTACAGAGAGTAAGATAAGATTGTATGCTCACGACCCCGGCATCTTAGAAAATAAAAAAATTCAGTATGGCATAACCATAACACCGCTTAAAACAGGAAATCATAGAAGACTTAAGAACGGCTATTGTTTCAAGATAACAAGTAGCAAGTCCTATAATGCAATAATTAACTTCTTAAAAGATGGTAGAGTATATCCTTATGAAAAACTTCGTGATGAAGAAGGTAATGAAGTAAAGGATGCAAAGGGCGAACCAATATATCTTTACAGGGACTTCTTTTATTCTCCAAGAATTGTTGAACAGTTCTTTATTTCAACGCAATCACGTTTATTTAAAGGATTTGAAGAATATAAAAATGTTCATAAGGTCACCTTTGACATAGAAACCACGGGTTTGAGATATCAAAAGGCAAGAGTGTTTGCTATTGGAGTCAGGGATAATCGAGGTTTTGAAACAATATTAGAAGTAGATAAATCTGATGACGATGAATCGGAAAAGAATTTGATACAAGATTTTTTTAATCTTATTCTTATGCTACAGCCTGCAGTTATTTCTGGATATGATTCTGAAAGATTTGACTTTGATTTCATTTTAGGTCGTGCAAAAGAACTTAAAATGGATTTGACAAAGATTAAAACAACGCTAAAAAAGGATGCCAATATTAAAAGAAGACCCAATGTTTCAGTTAAATATGGTAATACTGCAGAAAAATTTGTTGCAACCGAAATGTGGGGTATGTCAGTTATTGATATTATCCACGCAGTAAAGAAAACTGCTGCAGTTAACACCGAAATTAAGGCAAATGGTTTGAAGTATATTGCAAAGCACGAAAAAATTGCAAGACCTAACAGAACATATATTCCTGGAGAAGACAATGCCATTGGCAGATATTACACAGAAAACAAAATATTTCTTGTCAACGAAACAAACAATTTTATTGAAATTCCCAATGAGTATCAAGATGTTGCAAAAAAATTATGCAAATTACAGGCAAATAAAGCAACCTGCGATGACCAAGAATATTTAATTGCAAGGGGAAAATACTTAGACACATGCCCCGAATTTGTTGATTGGTATAAAAAAGAAGCACTTCCCAATAAAATGTCAATATTTATTGGTGGTAAAAATCTTGTTAAGAATTACTTACTTGATGACCTTTGGGAAACCGAACAAGTAGATGAACTTTACAATCAGTCGGCTTTCATGTTGGCAAAAATTGTTCCTACCACATATCAGAGGGTTTGTACAATGGGTACGGCAGCAATATGGAATTTACTTTTAACTGCATGGAGTTATGAAAACGATTTAGCTATTCCACATTGTGATGTTAAAGAAAGTTTTTCTGGTGGTCTTGCGAGATGTTATAAGGTTGGCTATGCCACAAAGTTAGTTAAGATTGACTATGCCAGTCTTTATCCTATGCTTCAACTTACTTGGAATATATTTCCTGTGTTTGATATCACGGGTGTAATAAAGAAAATGTTGTTGTATCTTACAACTACCCGTAATATCTATAAAAAACTTGCAAATTCAGATAAACTGAATGCAGAGGAAATTATGATTATGGAGCAGATTGACCCCGAAACACATAAAAAATATTTGTCAGATAGTTTCACCCCTGCAGAACGTGCAATGTTCAAAGTTAAGCAGTTACCTATTAAGATTTTGAATAACTCATTATTTGGTGCATTGGGTTCTGATATGTCGTTTAACTGGTCTGATAACGTTTGCGCAGCTCGAATTACGTGTGCAGGTCGTCTCGAATTACGTCATTCAATTTCATGGTTCAGAAAGTATGGCTGTATTGCTTTACTTGCTGTTACTGATGGCGTAAACTTCCAGATACCAATTTATACAAGAATCAGAATTGTCAATGGTACGGAAACTCTTGAACTTCAAGAAGGATTGATTGAAGAAATGTGGAAATACGGTGATAAGGTTGGCATAAATGCACTTATAGAGAAATTTAATGTTGAAGAAATGAAACCACCATATATGGCTGTTGATAATGATGGTGAATATATTAGCTGTTTGAATCTTTCTCGTATCAATTATGCCACTCTTGCAAATGTAAAAGACAAAAAAACTGGTGTAAGCAAAGAAAAGGTTAAATTAACAGGTAACACAATTAAATCCAAAGTTATGCCTGAGTACATTGAAGAATTTATTGACAAGGGTTTTGATTTAATTCTTCATGGTAAAGGTAAAGAATTTGTCGAATATTATTACGATTACGCAGATAACATATATTATAGACGTATTCCATTAAAGAAAATTGCAACCAAGAACAGGGTTAAGATGTCTTTAAATGCCTATAGGAAAAGAGGTAAGGACAAGAATGGCAGGGATAAGGCAAAACAGGCACATATGGAATTATTGACTGAAAAGAGACAGAAAATTGCTGATGAACTCTTTGAAAAACATAAGGCAAACATACCGTTTACTAAAGATGAAGCAAAATTAACTCCCGATGACCGCTTGAGATTGGTTGCTAACTACATGCCACCTGAACCCGAATTAGATTCGGTTGTATACCAAGTTAATACCGGATATTTAAAATCACACGGTAGTTCGGCTGAAATTATTGATAAAGAAAGTGGCGAAAAACGTTATGCATCAACATTAATCAGTGCAGAAGAACTTCAAGAAAACCCTAACATGACAGGATATTATAATGTTGTAAAATACTTGGATGCATTTAATAGTAGAGTTAGTTCTATACTTGTCGGTTATGATGATAAGGTTGTAAATACCATGCTTTCGAAAATAGTAAAAAGAAAAGTTAAGGATGAATTTGGTAATATTCAGGTTGTGGAAGAATTAACGAAAAAAATGTTTACTTCAGAAGAACTTGAACTTAAAAGTTTTGATAGTGATAATTATGAAGACTCCATGTTTTTAGAAGAAAAAGAAGTAGAATTCTGGAATAAAACAGGATATGACCCAAGACTTGTATGGAATGGTTTTAGTATGCACGAAGAAAATAAGGTATATTACGAAATTTATGAAGGTGCATTGGAATTTTTGAATGACAAAATGCTTGCAAATGGTAAACCACGAATCAAATCAATTAACGAAGAATATACAAAGGGTGATTTGGTCTTAATTAAAGATGGCAGTTCATATCACTTAGGTGCATTCAATGATGTGTTCATGGAAATTATAAGGGAAAATCTTGACATACCTAAGAGTGACATTGAACTCGAACTTGACAGGAGAAGGAAAGAGCATGAAGAAAAAATGAAAAGCCTTGAATTAGCTGGTATTGAAACCGAAAAGGAAAAGTATCTAAAAGTACAACAGGAAAAACGTAACAAGTATTTTGTGGAATTCAAGAGACAGTTTGGCTTGCCGTCTGAAACAACTATGGATAGACTTTTTGTGGAAGTACCTGAAGCACTGGGTGCATTTGATACCTATATGGAAGGCGTAGATGCCGAACTTGAAGAAGCAGGACAGGAATTCGAAGTTGATGAAAGCGGGGATGGTCCAGAATAATAATTTCATGGTGCGTATTAACGTTTTAATAGTATTTATATGAAAATATAGTACCATGAAATTCAAAAAGAAAGAATTATTAGAAATCATAGATTCCAACGGTGACTTGATAGGCAAGAATGATATGCCTTCAGTAGATGCTAACGCAGATACTCAAGCATCCAATACTACAGACTATAATGCCAAGGTGGGTCAGCAACCATTTAGATATGATATGTTGGGTCGTTTTGGCTTTACATTAATGCCTTTCATGGAAGGCAAAGAAGAAAACGAAGGTCAAAAGGAATTACTTAATGATTTATCGAAACTTATGCATGACAAATTCATGGAAATCATCAAGTATTATTATAAGAATCCAAATAAATTAAAATCAGATTATAGAAAAGCATCTGCAGATAATGCAGAGCATTCAGAAGAATGTCAGAAAGCTGATATGGAATCAGCAAGAAAGATTATTAAGGTTGTTGAAAAACATTTTGAAAACGCATTTAAAAAACCCGAAATAATTGATGAAGCTGCAATGCTTGAAGACAAAGTAATTGACAAAAGAACTGAAGACGAAATCAGTGAAAAATCTGAAGACAAAGAAATTAGCGATAAAAAACTTGAAAAAATTGCTGGCTTAATAAATAAGTTGGACCAAAAAGATATTGATAAGATAAAGAATTTATTGGAAGCAAAATAATGGCAAACTCACAATTACTCGATAAACAGTATAGGATACCCCCAGACGTGTTGAAATACATTCAGATGACCTTGGTATCCAATCCAAGTGGTGAAGGCGTTAAACGAGCCAAATTCATGCTTAATAATGGTGTAATTACATATCAAGCAATGAAAAGACTTAAAAACTTTTTTGATTATTTTAATTCAGAGTCTGGTGACAAAATACAGTATGCACTTGCTGGTGGAAATTTGATGAAGCAATTTATTGAAACTTCATTGGCGCAAGATAGAGCAGGTGTTGCAAGGTCTAAGGAAGTTCGCCAAGATATGACAGCAGAGCCGAGTTCAGAATTAATGCCATATCAGACACCAAGGTTGAATGAAGAAGATAAAAAAGAAAAGAAAACTGATTTAAAAAAGAATGCTTGTGCGGTAATAGTAAATAAGGACAATAAAATACTTTTGCTTAAAAGAGCAGAAGGTAAAGATATTTGGATGCCAAAAAAATGGGCATTGGTTGGTGGTGGTATTGAAAAGGGCGAAACTCCGTTAAGAGCAATAGAAAGAGAAATACTTGAAGAAATTGGAATGGAAATCCCGAAGTTTGTTAAGACATTTACTATACAAAGAAATCCCGATAGTATTGAAACAATCTTTGCTTGCCGTTTCGAAGGCGACCCAACAGAAATTGAATTAAATAATGAAAATACAAATTATGGTTGGTACGATGTAGATGAAATGCATTTTCTCGATACTGTGCCAAACTTAATTGAATATGTTACATTAGCATTTACAGGTAAAAAATATAACGACTAATGTATTTATAAGAAATAA